CGCAGGCGTTGGCCGCTCACGTTCTCAAGACCGGTTTCGACATCAAGGATCCCGAACGGTTCCTGATACAACCCCAGGCTGGACCGCAGACGGGGGGCCCAGAGGGCCCACCTGTCGCTCCCCCTGGTGCGAATCAGGGACCAACCAGGGCGCCGGCACCCCCCATGCCGCCCCCTGGGGCACCGCCAGAAGGGGCTTTCGCTCCGACTGGCGGGGTTCCTCCCGAGCTGCTGGCGCAGCTCCAGAACCAGATGGGACTTGAACTACCCGCGTTGTAACCCGTTGGGGTGGGACAGCGCGCTTTGTGTTATAGGAGCAACCGTATAGGACTCCCTCAGAAGGGACATGAAGTGCCCGAAAACATGGAAGCAACGGAATCCGCTGCGGCGGACACCCCAGAGGTTTCATCAGAAGCAACGACAGAACCTGGAGATGCCTACACCGTCAAGGTTGATGGTGAGGAGTCGCAGGTCAGCCTGTCGGAACTTCAAGACGGTTACCAGCGTCAGGCGGATTACACCCGCAAGACGCAGGAACTGGCAGAAGAACGTCAGCGTTTACAGCAGGCTGAGGCGATTGCTTCGGCTTTGGAAACCGATCCAGCAGGCACCATAGCGGCGCTTTCGTCGGCTTTCGGCGTGACGGACACCCTACCGGCTACCGAACCGAACTATTCGGACGGGGTCGAGGAGGATCCGACGACGAAGCGGCTAGCGCACCTTGAGGCTCAGATGGAGCGGCAGGCGCAGACGCACAGACAACAGGCTTTAGAGCGCGAGGTTTCTACCCTCAAAAGGAAGTACGGCGATTTCGACACGGCAGAGCTGTTTCGGCATGCTTTGACGAATCGGATTCCCAACCTGGACGCTGCTTTCACGCACATGAAGTACGGGGAAGTGGCCGACACGGCTGAGAAGCTCCAGAAGGACCAGGAGATCACCGACGCTAAACGCGACGCCACGAAGGTGGCTAGCGGCAGCGGCACCCAAGCGGGGGCCGTCGTGTCGGAGGGTGGTTCCGATGGGAAGCCGTCTACGTTGAGGGAAGCCTTCGCTCTCGCTAAAAAACAACACGGCACCTAACAAACCCTTAGGGGGGTGAGAAACTTATGGCTGGCAACAGCAACTTTGATGAGATTCTCTCCACCACGCTCAGGAACTACGTCCCGAAGCTGACAGATAACATCTTCAGCGCAAGGCCGCTGTTCTACGCTCTGACGAACGGCCAGACCATTCGTCGGATCAGTGGTGGTTCGCAGATCATCGTCCCGATCATTTACGGGACCAACTCGACCGCTGGTTCGTACAGCGGCACGGATGCTATCGACACGACTGCTCAGACTGGCATTTCTGCCGCTGAGTACGACTGGGGACAGTACGCGGCCACGGTGACCATTTCGGGCATCGAGGAAGCCAAAAACAACGGTGAGGCTCAGATCATCGACCTGCTGGAAGGCAAGATTTTCCAGACGCAGGAAACCATCATCGAGAACATGAACACCATGTTCTGGGCTGACGGATCGGGCAACAGCAGCAAGGACTGGAATGGGCTGGCGCTCATTGTCGGTGGCACGGGCGTGACCCTTGGTGGGATCGACCCGACTGGCTCAGGCAACTCGTTCTGGAAGTCCACTGAAGTCGATCAGAGTGGTGCGATCACTATAGCCAGCATGGCTAACATCTATAACACCATTTCGGTTGGTAACGACCAGCCGACGATTGGCATGACCACGCAGGCTTTGTACGAGAAGTACGAGGCACTCTTGGAGAGCCAGATTCGGTACACGGATACCGACATGGCTGACGGCGGGTTCCAGAACCTGCTGTTCAAGGGCTGTCCCGTGACCTTCGATGATGCGTGTTCCTCAGGTCAGTTCCTGTTCCTGAACACCAAGTACCTGCAACTGGTCGCTCACAGCGACGTTTGGTTCAAGCCAACGCCGTTTGTGCGTCCGACTAACACGGATGCGGTCTTCTCGCAGTTGCTTTGTTACGGCCAGCTCACATGCAGCAACCGTGCCCGACAGGGCTTCATGCACTCGGCCACCTGATCTTGATGGGACGAGGGTTCGCATACGCGTACAAGGCGGGGCAACGCCCTTACGGGCAGCCCGCCGGTGGTTTCCGTGATTCTTCGCCACGCCCCCAGACTGTGGGTCCGTCGCGGAACATTCAGCGGATGCAACCGATAGCGCCCAGCGTTCCCGAACCTGAGGTCAGCAAGTGCAGCTCTCTGACTCGCGACGGGGCGCCCTGCAAGGGGCGTCCCGTCGGGGGCGGAGACCTGTGCGTCTTCCATTTGCCTAAGGAGTAGTTGTGGACATTTCGACCATGCGGTCGTATGTCCGCTCAGTGGTCGACATCGACTCGTCGGACATTTCCGACGACGTGATGAACCGCTTCCTGGGTGAAGCCTATGACGTGATCGTCTACTCGGAGAAACGCTGGCCGTTTTTCGAGGTTGCGACCACGTTCGACACGGTCCAAGACCAGAAGGACTACACGCTCGCTGTGGTCGGGGCGTCGGTCACGAACGGGTTGCGTGAAATCGCCGCCCTCAGGACCGACAATCATGTTCTCGAATACATCGGCCGTGATGACGGCGACGTTATCTACCCGTTGGATAGCAATACCAGTGGTAGGCCGTGGTATTGGTCGTACTGGGCCACCTCGGTGCGCCTGTACCCGACACCGTCATCGGTGGACACCATTTATGTCCGCGGGTACGAAGACCCCGCAGCTTTCGGTGCGGGATCGTCCGACGCCACAGAGCCGTCGGACCTGCCGACACCGTTCCACATGGTTCTCGCCACTTACGGGATCGCCCGCGCTTACGAGCAGCAGGAAGACCCGACGATGTCGGCGCAATACTTTTCGATCTTCAACCAGGAGTTGGACAACCTGCGTGCCCGCTACGAGGACATGCCGGCCGCCCAGCCGGTCAGGTTGAACAGTCGCAGCGTGTCACGGTGGATGTCCCAGTCGTACATGCCGAACCGGTTGCGTTACTCCTGGGAGCTGTAGGTGGCCTCCACCACTTGGAAGCTTGAGGCCCTTGAGGCTTTCACGGGTGGGCTGAACCTTCGCTCCGACCAGTTCAACCTGGCGGAGAACGAATCACCAGATCTGCTCAACGTCCTCGTCGACCCGCGTGGCGGGATTCGCCAACGCGACGGCGTGGACCGTAGGAACACCACGGCGTTGAGCGCCGACATTCAGGGCATCTGGGCGTTGCACACTGACGCCGGCACCAATCAGGTGATGGTCAACTACAGCACGAAGGTCGCCCACAGCGCGACGGCGAACTTCACCGACCTGACTGGTATCACGGCCCGCACCGACGGTAGCCGCGTGTACGGGGTGACGATGAACAACGTCGCCTACGGCGTGTCTTACGACAAGGTGTGCTTCAGGTGGGACGGGACGACAGCAGCCGACCTGGGGGTCACGTTCGGGTCAGGCGGCAACATGCCGCAGGCCCAGTACATCGCAGCGTGGAACAACTTCGCGTGGGTTGCCAACACCTACGAATCGGGGACAGCGCACAAGTACCGGTTGCGGTGGTCGAACGCCAACGATCCTGAAACTTGGACAGCGGCCGACTACGTCGACATCGACAAGGGAGACCACGGCGACTACATCACGGGCCTGTGCCCGATGGGTGACCGCCTGCTGGTGTTCAAGTCGAACAGCGTGCATGCCGTGTTCGGCTTCGATTCTGATTCTTTCCAGGTTGTGACGTTGAGCAACGATGTCGGGTCGGTTCCGTTATCGTCGCCGGTAGCGACCCCCTACGGGGTGTTCTTCTGGTACGCCGACCAGGGCGCCTACCTGTACAACCGTGAGGGGTTCGTCTGGATCTTCGACAAGGTGTCGCCGGCTGTGGACGACGGTCGGATCTCGTTCGCCACGAACCCGCAGCTCGGATGGGGGAACAACAAGCTGTACGTTTCGGTCGACTGGACGGAGGCCGGCGCGACGACCCGTCGGACGTTGATCTACGACCCGACGATTGCCGGCGGGGCCTGGGTGACGACCGACATCGACGCTGCGGCCATGTATTCGTACCGGCCGCCGAATGATTCCTCAACCGTTTACGGGGCGTGTGTCGCCAACACGGGCGTGTTGATCGACGTTGAGGACGAACAGAACCGGTCCACAGACCGGTACGGATCGTCAGCGGAAACGCACATTTCGTCGTATTTTGTTACACGGTGGGTGTCGGGCAAGAACCCGATTGTGAAGAAACGGTGGGGTCGGCCCAGGATCGTCACTTCTGCGGAGGCGACGATCTCGTTGCCGGTCTCAATTTTCAAGGATTACGACAAGTCTGCTGCCACTGGCAGTTTCAATGTGAGCATCGAGGGGAAAACGTCTACTTCGCTGTGGGACACCGCCAAGTGGGACGACGGTGACGACACATCGCCGTATTGGGCGGCATGGGACGCTATCTCCCGTGATCTCACCGCTGTGGTGCTGAATCT